ACTTATGAAATTAATGATAATAAGAATAAAGAAATTCAGAAGTTTTTAAATACTAAAAGAAATGAAATAAGTAAAGTAGAAATGCCTATGAATATATCATTAACTTATAAAATTTTTGATAATAAAAATAAAGACATTACAAAAGCTGAAGCTTATTATGCACCAAGATTACCTGATAAAAAAATAGCTCAAAATACAAAACAAAAAATAGAAAAATCTGTAGTAAAAAAAGAAAATAAAAAATTTGAATATGTAAACAATTCAAAATATGAAATAAAAGTTACAGGAGAAGCACAAAATGATGTTGCTAAAAAGGTTGAAGGTGTTGTAAGAAGAATTCAGGAAGAAGAGAAGCAAAGACTAAGAGCAGAAATTGGAGGGAACTACACTCAAGCAGGTGGTTTAGAATGAGTTTATTTAATAACTTAATGCAAATGATTGGGGATTACTTCAATACAGGAAAGGAAAAATCAAAACTTGGAGATATAGAACTTGATATTATTTCAGAAAAATCAAGAACTATGTCAGCAACTGTTACAAATAGAAGAGTTGAAAAAGGATTTAATATTGCAGATACAGTTAGAAAAGAAGCAATGCTTATAAATATAACTGTTGTAGACAATTCTAATCAAAAAGAATTTAATAGAAAAAGTTTAGAGCAAATGCTTGAAGCAGGAGAACCTGTACTTTTCTATTATGCGGGCAGAGATAAATACGAAAATATTGTAATTGAAAGTATAGAAGAAATAGAAGATTACACAAAGAAAGATTGTTTTACTTATTATATAGTTTTAAGACAAATAACAGTTGCAGAAATTAAGTCAACTGATATAAAAACAGACTATAAAAAAGCTAAAAGTACTGGTGGAAAAAAGAGAAGAACTACTGCAAAAGTAAAAGGTGCAACTAACACTGAAAAGGCAAAAATAGAAGCAAAAGGAAAAGAAAAAGAAAGAGGAAAATCGTCACTTAAACAATTAGGGGGATTAGTTGGATGATAAAGGCATTAGAAATAGATATTGAAGGAATAGAGCAAAATGGGATAATAGTTGATATTGGGAGTAATTTAAAATTAGATTTAATTTATAATAATGTAGACAGCTATATTTATGTATCTATATTAGACTCTGATGAAAACAGAATAACTGGTTTTTTTAGATTAGTTCCTGATATAAATTTTTTGTCTCTTGTAAGAATTGAGAAATTACATCAGTTAAGATGTATAAAAATAAATGATTTCGCTGAAGAAAGAGATAAGATAACTCCTCAAAATCTTAACAAAGATTACAAATTTTTTCTGATAGGTGATGATAATGGCTAAATTATGGAAACAAGTGAGGGTAGTAACTGTTGGAGAGTTAGTGTTTGATTATGAAGACATTGACGTAGAATTTGATGTTAAATGTACTGATGATAATAAAAGTGACACAGCTACTATTAAAATATATAACTTATCTGAAACTACAAAAAATAAACTCCAGGCAAATCAAATAGTTAATATTGATGCAGGTTATAGAGAATTACATCAAAGTATATTTGGAGGTTTAGTTGAAAGTATAAGAACATATAGAGATGGAAATGATTTAGTAACAGTTATTGTTGCAAGTCCTAATAACCGTGCTTATACAAATACAGCTGTAAATGTACAGTTTAAAGCAGGAATTAAAGCAAGTGAAGTACTGAAACAATTGGAAAAAAGTATTCCCTTTAAAATAGATGTCAAGGAATTAGCAAAAGATACTGTTTATCCAAATGGGAAAGTATTTTCTAATAGACTTTCTAATGTTGTTTCTATTTTAGCAAAAGATACTGGAACAATTGCAAGGTTTTCGGATACAACTATTGAATTTAAAGTTCCAGGAAAAGCATATAGCACTACTTTAAAACTGGGAAGTGAGCAAGGTTTAGTTAGAGTTGAAAAACAGCAAGAAAAAGCTGAAGTAAAAAAAGATAAAAAAGAAGATAAGAAAAAGAAAGAAAAGCAAAAGTATACAATAGAAGCATTTTTAGTTCCACTTGTAAAAATAGGACAAAAACTGCAAATAGAGTCTTCAGTATGGAATGGAGAAGGAATAGTTAAAGAATGCACTTACACAGCTGGAGATGTTGAAACATTTTCAGTAAATGCAATTTTAGAGGTGCTCTAATGGAATTAGAAATAATAAAAACAATGATTGAAGACACACAAAATGAAATACATACATCTTTACCAGCAATTATAAAGAGTGTTGACTATGGTGCTGGAACTTGTACAGTTGAGATAATACCTCAAAGAGTACTTTGTGGGAAATTAACTAAATATCCAACTCTAATTGATGTAAAACTTGATTTTCTTAGATTTGGAGATTGGAAACTTCAATTTCCACGCAAAGAAGGGGATAAGGTTTGGGTAGGATTTTCAGAATCTACTATATCAGAAGATACAAGTTTAGAAAGGTTTAGCCTTAATGAACCATACATTATTGGAAGTTGTGAAGGGGGCTATGAAGATAATTCAGAAGATATTATTTTAACAGGAGCAGGGACAAGAATAGAAATAAAAGGCAATGGGGACATAAATATAATTGCTGGAAGTAATAAAACTACAATTACAAGCAATGTCACAATAAATGGGGATGTCACAATAAATGGGAATACTACTCAAGTAGGAGATACTACACAGACTGGAACAGTAATAGTTAATGGAAGCATAGGAGCAAGTGGGGATGTTACAGGAAAGGGTATAAGTTTAAATGACCATACTCATAATTATAATCCTGGATCTAATCCTCAAACTTCAACAAGTAAGGCACAATAGGAGGAAATTATGGGGACAAGTATAAAATTAAATAATAATTGTGACATAGTTTTTGATGAAAATGGTGTGTGTGAACTTGTTGATGGTGTTGAAGATATTATCCAAGCTATAAGGGTTGAGTTGGAACAAAATAAAGAACAATGGGTTTTAAATGTATTGTATGGAGTACCCTATTTGAATAAAGAAAACAAAGGATTACTTCAGATAAAAAATAATCAATCAAAGATAATTCAAGAGCTTATCAAAACCATTTCAAAATATGAAGAAGTGGAAAAAATACAAAGTATTGAATTTATTGAAAATAGGATAGTAGCAAAAATTAAGATAAAGGGGGAAATATATACATTATGATAACTGAAAAAGGTTTTGAATTGCCAACAGTAGAAGAAATTTATCAAAGAAAACTTGCTGACTTCAAGACAGTAAAGCCAAATATTAGAGAAACAGATAGTAATGTCCTTATTCCTCTTTTAAAATTTGATGCTGCTGAAGAATATGATAGTTATTTGCAAGGTTTAGCTATTTATAATAATTTAAATGTCTATACAGCAGTTGGTAACTCTTTAAATGCAATAACTTCACATTTAAATATGACTTGGAAGAAGCCACAAAAAGCAACAGGAAAGGTAGAAATAGAAGCAGATGTAGGAACTATAATTCCACAAGCTTGGGGAATTGAAACTGAGTCAAGAGAAAAGTTTATAACATTAAATACCAGAGCAGTTAAAGTAGAAAAAAGTCCAATACAATTAGAAATAATTGCATTAGAAGCAGGTAAAAATGGTAATGTTTCAGCAGGACAAATAATTAAACAAACTGAGATTATATCTGGTATTAAGTCAATCAAAAATAAAATAGGAACATTTGGTGGAGCTGATTTAGAAACAGACACAGAATTAAGAGAAAGGTATTTAGAAAGAATAGATAGGAAAACTTCTTTTACTACTGAAGGAATTAAGAACTATATACTTCAAAATACTAATGTCAAAAAGTGTCAGGTACTAGAAAATGACACTGATGATTTTGATGCAGAGGGAAGAGTAGCACATAGCTATGAAGCAATTTGTTTTGGAGATACTGATGAAAATATACTACAAGCCTTATATGAATATAAACTTGCAGGAATTAGAGCAGTAGGAGATATAACAAAGCAATTTGAAGAAATAAGTGTGGGTTTTAGTAGAGCAATAGAAAAACAAATCTTTTTAAAAGTAGAAATTACAACTATTAAAGAGGTTTGGAAAGATGAATTTAAAAAAGTAATTAGTAACATATTTATAAATTATTTATCAGAAATAGAACCTGCTGGAACAATTTATTTATATAAATTAATTGGAGAAATATATAAGCATACAAGTGGGATAAAAACATTAAGATTGAAGCTAGGAGACACTAAATACAGTGAGCGGGAAACTGATTATATTTTGTCTAAAAAAGAAGTTGCAATTGGAAATGAAAATAATGTAACAATAGTGGTTATGAGTTGAATTTGGATAGAATCCCGCATATATACCATAATACAATTTATGTGAAAAAGTTGTTTGAAATTATTTTTGAAAAGCATTTGAACATTAAAAAAATGTTTAATGAACTAGCTTTGTTTAATGATATAGATAAAAGTAAGGGTTATCTTTTAGATCTCTTAGGAGGAAATTTTAAAGTCTTAAGAAATGGACTTTCTGATGAAGAATACAGAAGAATACTAAAATTTGAAATTTCACTTTTACAATTTTTAGGAAGTCCTGAAGAAATTCAAAGAATTTTATCTGAATATTTTAAGCTAAATAAGGAAGAATTTAGAATAATTGAACTATCAGCTAAAATTCTTATAAGTATCCCAGAAAAATTAGATAAACAAGAAATCTTTAAGGTAGTTAAGAAAATTAAAGCTGCTGGAGTAGGTCTTGAAGTTAAATTTGGAATTTACATAGAGGATTATCTAATTTCTGAGCTACATGAAATGACACTGGAAGAAATTGAAAAAATAACTCTTGCTAGGGAAGAATACTATATTGAAATGTATAGTTTGAAAGAATTAGAAGAAATGAAACTTGAAGATATAGAGAAGTTAAAAATTTCAAGGAGGTAAAAAATGGCAAAATGGATAGAAGATCCACAAGGTCGGTTAGAGGTTGAAAAAGTAACAGAAGAACTAAAATTACCAGTTTGGAAAGCAAACTATAAAGGTAAGTTTAGAGAGTTTTGGAATGAATGTTGGGAAAAAATAGAAGACAGCTTTTTAAAATTAAAAAAGAGTAATGAAGGAAAAGAATCAGCAATAACAACAAAAGAAACAGCTTTTAATAAACCATTTGGAGTCTCTGAAGATACTGTTTTAGAAGGTAATAAATTTACTCAAATGACTGGAAAAGATTACGGTGGAATTTTAAATATTGCTGGACAAAAAGAAGCAGGAAAAGCATACTGGGATAATAACACAAAAAAGCTATATATTTGTAAAAATAATAATAGTGACATATCCCCAAATGTTAATAATTATATTCCATTTGACTCTAACTCACTTTTGGAGAGATTGGAAAATTTATTCAAATATGAAGTAAAAAATGCAACAAGTAGAGTTACAAATTGTAATAATGCAACTTTAAGAAAAATAAAATTAGATAGACTTTGTATAATGCACTATCAAGTAGATGTTAATGCTAAAGCTAGTCTAAACACTAAAATAACAGTTTATTTTGATGAAACTTTTGCAGATAGCCCATTTGTAACTATAACAGATAACAATAGTGGAACATCA